ATGTTGATAGTTGTCCCTGTCATTGCTGTGCCGGTAGTATCCCAAGTCCAGCCAGTGGTATCAGTAACCGTAGCAAAACTCAACGCACCGTTACCGTCAGTCTTCAAGAACTGACCAGGCGTACCGTCGGTTGCAGGGATAGCAAAAGCATCAGTACCTGCTCCAGGTTTTTGCAGATAAGTTGTTTGTAAAGTGCTCATTCTTCACCTCCAGGATACGGGAAACGCGCTTTGATTTCTGCAACCTTTGCGGTCCATTCTTCGGTGGTAGCTTCACCGCGTTGTGCTTTAAAGAATAGAGGGTCGGCTTCAAGGCGGTAGGCAGCAGCGCGGTTGCGTTCCACCGCTTTACGCTGCTCGACAGGCGCTACGTCACGCGCATAAGCCTCACGTTCTGCAATTTCTTCAGCAGTAAGCGGAACTGTGGTTTGCTCGCCTGTTTGCAGGTTGACAATTAAATGCGACATCGCTATAC